CTTTTATTAATTTATGCAATTCCATCAAACTGCCTTCTTCATTCATATATGAAAGAATTGTCGAACATCCCATATTTGACATAACCACTCATGATACAAAGTCCAAACACTTCACATTGTGTCAAATATGACATACCATAGACATATGAAAACGCCCTTATACAAATGCATCGCATATGAAGGTATCTCTCTATCTCGTTTAGCGAGTGAGATTGGTTCAAGCGATTCAACACTAAGTCGCTTGCAGCGAGGGGTATCAAAAAAAACGGCGGGTGAAGCGTGTTACAAGCTCATAGAGCGCTACAAGAAGTATGGCTTAACTCTTGAGCACTTGATTTATCCAGAACGCTTCCCCGATTTCGTCATAAATACATAATAGTTGGCAGGCTTTTAAAATGGAACGTCAGAAAACGGACACGAATTTGTCACAGATGGTTATCAGCCACGTTGATAACTACCTATCTGAGACAAACACGAAGCGCGAAGCGTTCGTTAAAGAACGTCTGCTGCCGCGTCTTGTTCACTTGGGCCTTGTTGAAGAGCCAAGCGATGCAGACTCGCAGCTGCGCTGGATAAACACTACCTCACGCCGTTTGGCTCGTTACCTTAGTGGTGAAAACGAGATTAAAGCGGATTGGGTTCTTCCTATCTTGTCATCTTTACCGCAAGCGTACCTTACCCATTCAATGAACGACATTTGCGGTGCGTTTGGCTCTTACTACACGCCTATTACTTTGCTCGACACGACGATAAGCAACCGAGCAATCAAGTCTCAGCTTTCCAATATTTCTCACGAGTTTGGCAACGTTCTGCAAACTAGCCAGCCTGTTATGGACGGCATTATTGACGACAACGACACCGATGAAGACCTGCAGCTGTATGTCGACAAGCTGTTTTCATTGATTGCCGCAGGCATGGCCGAGCTGGGCCACGTTGCCAAAGCAAGAGGCATTGTGCCTGCTGCGCATCGTGCTATGGCATCTAGCCCACTTTTCAAAGCGAACAGCAAGTAAAAGGGGTGTGACTATGCGCGTTAAGTTCAACGAAGAGGGATTGCGAGAAGAGCTACGTGAAGCGATGTTGGTTGTGCCACGCACTCGTGGCCAGCTTGATGGCTTTGCCGATAGCGGATGCAGTGATAGCCGTTTTACTCGCCAATCTCATTACGACATCACCGACGATAACGGCAACAAGATTGCCAGTGTAAAAGCGCCAGTGGTGACCACGTTGGCTTGCCGAAAGTTTAAGCAGTCACCTTGCCCACTTCCTCCTAAAGCTTTTGTTTATGCAAGGTTGCTACGCGATATGAATTCTAACCCTGAGCATATATCTGATTGGCTGCGCTACTGCTACTGCTACAGCGAAGGCGCAAAAATGCCAACGAAAACCCTGCTGCTTGCGCTGTTGGATGAGTTTTACCAACAAGAGTCCAAGAACCTCGGCAAAGAATCAAAAAAGTTGATCGCGCACTTGGCCTTGGTGGCTTGCCAACAAAAACGCGAGCGCATTAACGGCGGCACGATGCTGCTGACTCAGGCAGTGATTGCAGAGAAATCAGGAAAGAAGCTCTCTGCTTGGGAAAAGTCATGGGCGAAGCGCTGGACGCGCTTGCTCGACATATTAGGCACGTTTGATCAAAAGGGGATTGAACATGTGCATGAATGCCGACGCAGAGCAAAAGCTACCAGAAGGAATGCCGACCTGCCTGTGCAATCGGTACTTCGAGCAGCCGCCCGAGCATACGTGGCTGCCTGAGTGGGACCGCAGCGAGGGAACGGGGGAACACATTCTGTTTTGCCCGAACTGCAAGTACCAAGTTGGCCCTTTTGATAATAAGCCTGCCGCGATAGCGAACTGGGCTTTATTAAACCGACACGGTGATGAGCAAGTTTACAGCAACTGGAAAAGAAACTACGCCGCCCATTACCCAGCACAAGATTATTTACGCCAGGAGATAGCATGAGTAATTCAGAAGTGAACATCACAATTGAAAACCAAACATCAATACCGTTAACGGCTGAATACAACAAAGAGAGCAATGTTGTATTTATCCGAGCAAGCGAACCAAAGCGAAAAGATGTAACTGTTTCTTTTTTAAAGCCGCCAGTAGCCGCTTACTCATCCTTTAGAGAGCATCAAATTCAGGCGTTTTTAAACGCTTTAGCTTTGCCTCATTACCGTAATTTGAATTGCAAGTTTATCTCTCACGAAGAGCATCGCGTTCGCGTTCATATCCACCTGCCTGACGACTCGCTGTATGAGCGCAGTTTTACCACTTCCAAGGGTCGCGATAAGGCCATGCGCAAAGCACTTAAAGAGCGTGAAAAAATCGGCAAGAAGGCATGGGGTAAGTTTTGGGATCGCGTTCTCAGTGAACCTGGCTTTTTCGAGCGCATGCCGCACTCGTTAGAGCCGAAGCAAATCGACAAAGTGAAAGTGTACAAGAGCGGAAGCAAAGTGGTGTTCCCTTACTACGCCGCGATTTGGGCCGACCATTCTGGCAAAGGATGCGGCAAAAAGACCAAGCTGTTCAGCATTAAAAAGATGGGTGCTTTAGGGGCTTACAACGCAGCCAAGCGCCACCTGCAAGAGGTGCATGCGGATTACATCCCCGTAATTAAGCACATGGAACGATTCAACGTAAACGAGCTGCTTTAGCTCAGACCAAATTAGCCAGGAGATACCAATGAAGAAGTTTTATAAATCAAACCATGCAGATGTCTATGCCGCATGGACTGACTATCGAAATAAAACCAACACGCTAAAGACAGAGTTTACTGAGTTTGCAAATAACTTTGATGCGAAGCCAGTTTTTTCTTACAGCGTTAATGGCCACAAATTCGCAAACCTAATGTTAAACAATTACGGCACTCGACCTGACGGCTCGCTCTGGACGAGACCAAAGCCAGCACTGGGTAATACAAGCCACTTAAAGGCAAGAGTTCAAGGCAAAGAAAGCATGGCTGAACTTCGTCAATTGAAAGCGAAGTTTAAAGAGCTAAAGCCTGCCTGCTCAGAAGTTTCTTTGGATGAGCTTTATCAAACTCTCGGTATTTCTTGGAGTGACGTTGTATTCACTGGCATTGAGTGGTTCGCCTTTGACGGAGATGTCTACATTTCCACTTCATTAAGTATCACCCAAAACGTGGATGAAATTACAGACCACGAATTTTCAATTGCCAAGCAATCGAAGGATAAAGCCGATTAATTAAGGAGCCACCATGGAGACCACTGACCTAACGCAAAACCCGTTTACTTTTGAAAGCTTTTTTCAAGCGGAGTCTTACCTAGAAAAACAAGGCTATCACTGCGAGCACGAACGCTGGATTCATAAAAATAAACAGGATGTGTCCGTGGTCCCAAACGGTAGCGGCGTCAAAATTGAACCTATTAAACATTAAGAGTTAGCTATGAGTATTTTCCCTAAAAACGCGATGGTCTACCGCCATAACCTTGGCTTTAGCTTTGACCTCGAAAAGCTTGAAGAGCAGATGAAAGAGTTCGCGTACACACCATGCGGTGAAACAGATAAGCAAAAGTTTGGCTGGACCCCTGCACTTGGCAAGAACACCGAAAATTTTGTTCACATCGCAGACCAATACGCGCTCATTGTGGCGAAAAAGGAAGTAAAGAACATTCCTGCTGCCGTTATTAAAGAATCCATGGACGAGAAAGTTGAGGCTTTCGAAAAGGCAGAAGGTCGACCAATGCGCAAGAAAGAAAAAGACGCATTGAAAGACGACCTGATGATTGAGCTATTGCCGCGAGCGTTTAGCCAGTACACCTATTTCTCGGTATTCATTAACACCAAGTCGAACTTGGTGGTTGTGGACGCATCGTCATTTAAAGCGGCTGAGGATGTGCTTGCCCTACTTCGTAAAACCATTGGTGGCCTGCCAGTGATTCCTGCGGTACCTGTTAAGACGATTGATAACACCATGACCGAGTGGGTTAAGGAAGGCGCGGTGCCTTCTGGTTTCACTCTGCAGCACGATATTAAGTTGACCTCTGTGGTTGAAGATGGTGGTAGCGCTCAATTCAAGAAGCAGGAAATTGGCTCAGATGAAATCAAAACCTGCATTGAGGCCAACAAGGTGGTCACTTCATTAAAGATGGATTGGCAAGAATGCATTGAATTCACACTGGCCGATAGCGGCACGATTAAAAGCCTCAAGTTCTCAGACCAACTTCAAGGCCAAAACGACGATATTCCACGCGAAGATGTGCTTGCGCGTTTGGATGCGGATTTTTGTTTGGCTGCAGGCAATGTTTTCGAGTTCTTGAAAAGTCTTTATACCGAGCTAGGTGGTTTTGAAGGTGAAGAGCACCTTTACACCAAGGGTGAAACCGCCGAACCAAACACAGAAGCACTGCCAGACACGGTCACCTTTAGCCATAAGATCGCTGAAAAGCTGATGCTTGTTATTGAAAACGCCACCGACGACGATGCTCTTGATTCTCTACTTACGCAAGCTAGTGACCATGTAGCAGAGACGCGCCGAGCGTCGGTTTCTAACCTGCAGCGTAAGTTCAAGATTGGCTATAACCGTGCTGCTCGAATTATGGAACAACTCGAAGCGTGTGGTGTGGTTTCTAAACCTGCTCACAACGGCCACCGCTCTGTTCTTATCGCACCAAAGGAGGCTGAATAATGGCAAGTCGTGGAATTAATAAAGTCATCCTAGTTGGCAACTTAGGCAATGACCCTGAAATTCGTTATATGCCAAACGGCGGTGCAGTGGCAAACATTACCATCGCCACCAGCGACCAATGGCGCGATAAGGCTACGGGCGAACCGCGCGAGAAAACCGAATGGCACCGTGTAGTGCTGTTTGGAAAGTTGGCAGAAGTGGCAGGTGAGTACCTTAAAAAAGGCTCGCAAGTTTACATTGAAGGCCAGCTGCAGACGCGCAATTGGCAAGACCAAAGCGGCGTTGACCGTTACTCCACTGAAGTGGTGGTGCAAGGCTTTAATGGTGTGATGCAAATGCTTGGTAATCGCCCTCAAAGCCCACACGCAGGTGGATGGGGACAGCCACAACAACCACAGCACCCTCAACAACAGCAGCAACAGTATCGCGGACCGCAACAGCAACAAGCACCACAGCAGCAGTACAACGAGCCGCCGATGGACTTCGACGATGATATCCCGTTCTGACGGTTACCTGAGGAATATCAATGCAATCGGATTCCAACCAACTTATCGCTTATGTAATGACTCACCATCGAAAGGTGGTGAAGTCTCAAGCCGATGCCATGGATTGGTTGGATAAAAACCTGCCAACGTGGCGAACGGCACCCGTGCCAGAGCCAGTTAGCACCATTTATTACGATGGTGAATCAGATGGATATGACAATGAGTAACGCTCTCCCTGAACTCAAATTAACGAATGCCAATTTTGAATTGGCATTAATGGGCCGCAAGCTCACTTCGGTGCGACTTGGCCATAAGGATATTGCGCCTGGTCTTTGCGAATTGGTGAACGTTGAAACGGACCAAAAGAAGACCATTAACATTTGGTATGTAAACCGCTGCCTGCTTTCGGATTTGGAGCTGAATGACGCAAGGCTTGATGGCTTTAATACCGTTGAAGATTTAAAGGCCGAACTGCGCCGCTGTTATCGCCGATTCATTGAAGACCGCGAACCAGTCACGCAAGTGCATTTTGATTTGGTCGCAGACGAGAAGGTGGCGTGATGTATCAGTTGTTACCAGGTGAAATTGTTGTCGATAACTTTGCAGGTGGCGGCGGTGCCTCCACTGGAATCAGCTTAGGTCTAAATCGACACGTTGATATTGCAATTAACCATGACCCCGAAGCGATTGATATGCATAAGGTCAATCACCCTGAGACAGAGCACTACTGCGAATCGGTTTGGGATGTTGACCCAGTTGAAGCCTGCAAAGGTCGCCCTGTTGGATTGGCTTGGTTCTCTCCTGACTGTAAGCACTTTTCAAAAGCGAAAGGTGACCGTCCGGTGAGCAAGAAGATTCGCGGCCTTGCTTGGGTAGCAGTTAAATGGGCGCTTAAAGTCCCTGTTCGTGTGTTCATGCTTGAAAACGTTGAAGAGTTCATGACATGGGGACCTGTGGCGAACATTAACGGTAAGTTTCGCCCTTGCCCAGCAAGGAAAGGTGAAACGTTTGATGCTTTCGTAAAGGCGCTAACTACTGGTTTGTCACCTTATCACCCTGCATGGAGTGAAATGTGCGAGGCGATAGGAATTGAAGATGATGTGGAAGCGAAAAGAAAACTACGCAATGGCCTCGGTTATGCGCTTGATTATCGCTTACTAAAAGCTTGTGACTATGGCTGTGGTACAAGCCGAGAACGCTTTTTCTTAGTAGCTCGAAATGATGGTGAAGATATTCAATGGCCAGAGCCAACCCACGGCGAAGGTAAGGCGAGTTATGTTACTGCTGCCGATAGCGTTGATTGGTCTATTCCGGTTAAGTCCATATTTGGCAGAAAGCGCCCTTTAGCACCAAA